AAAAACGGAACGAAAAAAAGACTCACAGCGTGTGTAAGAGTGATTTGGCCCACTCTTACACCGTTCGCCCGACTCACGAGGGGAACATCTGCCATAAGTCTCTTTTCGGTCACTACACGAGTAACATTTACATTATAACATGCCGATATTACTAAATCATTACTGTGGTATTATTTTTCCTTTAAAAAAGTTGAGAAAACGAGCGAAGTCTTTGTTCCAATGGGAGGAGCAAAAGGGATGCAAGAAAGTACAATAGTAAAAACAAAAGAGCAAACTATGAAGAACTTATTAAAAAAAATCAATGATGATTTATTCGCATCTAAAATTACTAACTGTGAGTTAGCTTTGTATTTAGGAATAGCTCAAAGTACCTTATCAAGCATACTAAATGGAAAAACAGAAATTAGTTTTATTTATCTAGTAAAGATCATTATGAAACTGTATGATAAATCTTTTGTATCAATGGAAGAACAGATGATATCCGACTATTTAGCATTTGCAAAACCGGAAAATAAACGGGAAGCTTTTGAATATGCTGCATTTCAAAGACAATTCGATTCTTTGAAAGAACTTATAGAGTCAGAAAAAAATTCTCCAACAATCGCTAACAAAGAGTGCGCGAAGGTTTATGATATTATATATACACATTTTAAAGTTAATGAAAAATATGAACCGGCAGATTTTTATGATGATCTTGAATCGTGTAAAAATGAAATTACAACAAATGAGATGAAAATCCTAACTAGTATTTTGATGTGCCAAGCTTTATACCAAATGAAAGAATATAAAAGGTTATTCAAGCGTATAACTCCTGTCGAAACTAAAGTTAAAAAAATATTTAACAATTACAAACGTGATAGTTACTTAGCAAGAATTAAAGAGGGTTTAATTGTAACTTATATGATGCAAAATAAAGTTGATTTGGCACGTGCTATTTGTAATGATCTATTAGAAATTTGCGACAAAAATCCTGCCTTTATAATTCAAAAAGCCAATTCTTTATATAATATCGGAGAGTCTTTTTTATTTGAAAGTTATTCACGAGCGAAATTTCACCTTGAACAATCACTTTTAATTCTGGAAACAAATTTCTCTGAAGGTGATAAAGACATAGAAAGAAAGAAGAAAAGAATAAAAAGCACAATCATTTTCTTGAAGATTCATCATTACCGAGACTTAGATACATTGCCTGATATTTTGGATGATGATGATCAAGCTTATTTAGAATTTAAGAGAGGTAACTATCAAGCGTCAGAGTCTATTTTACTGAAAATGAAAGAAACAAAAGGTTATCTTAATGAGTTTCAGACACTCTTCTTAGGTTTAGCAAGAAATGACCGAGAATTAATCGAAATCTCACATAGAATGTTTATCGAAAAAAAGAGCCTTTTTTACGCAAATCTCCCTAAAATATACTTGGGTTAATATTCAAAAAATGGTATAATAATCTTATGTGAAAGAGGTGAATTGATTGAAGAAATACTTAATGATTCTCCCAATATTAGCTTTTGTGGGTATGATTACTTTTAATATTAATTACAAGATAGATCAAAAAGAATATACAATGTCTGAGCCTAAAGTTGCTATGATGTCCGAACCAGGTGGCGGAGGCTGGTAAAATTTAATATAAAATGTAGAGTTGCGATTATCCAAAAGGGGTAATCGCATTTCTTGATTTTAGAGGGCGTTCGAAGTTTATTGTGAAAAGCTAACTTCGAAAGTATGTGAATGATTCACAAACTATAAAGATTACATTGGAGGATTTAGGGATGGAGAAATTAGAGAATAAAACTGTAGTAGATAAATTCGGGGACGTACTAAAAGAAGTAATGAACAGTGCTGAGAAAGGGGATTCAGTATCTTTTGATATACTAGCAGAAATAAAAAAAGCGGTTGGTAGCAACTAAAGCTATCAATCGCCGGATATCTTAACTAAGTTAGTAATAAGATCTAAAAGTTCTTTTTGCTTCTCAGGTGATTTTGTTTTAACTTGCATCATAAGTCTTTCCCATTCGTCTTTTGCAGCGACGTCAGGGTTCTTCTCATCTGATTCGCCTAGTACATAAGAAACAGATACATTAGCAAGTTTTGCAATTTCTAAGCTCATCTTTTTAGATGGGCATTTTGTACTCTCTTCATTTTCCCACATCGAAACAGCTGATCTACTCTGTATCCCTAAAGCTTCAGCAAATTCCCTTTGACTAATTCGCAGTATGTCAGTTCTTATATCTTTCACACGTCTACTAATTAATTTGTAATCCATACTTTATATTCCCCTTAATATTTATTAGTAATTTTTATTTACTAACACTAAAAATAATTATATAAATACATTTCCTATATCTTAAATTTAACAAATATGTTCTCGAAATGACAACACTTTTAAAAACTTTTATTTTTTATAATTTTGGGGTTCTCAAAAAGAGACCTCTTGTGATATACTCAATTTAACGAAACGAACAAAGGGTGATACCGAATGAAATTAAACACTGAAAAGATCAGAGAACTTAGACTTTCTAAAGGTTTCACACAGATTGAAGTAGCTGAAACAATAGGTTACACAAATAGGAATTCATATTCTCAAGTAGAAACAGGAAAACGTGAACCTAACTTACATAGATTGTCTTTGTTAGCTAATCTGTATGAAGTAACCATCGATGAATTGATGAAGTAGTATATTTTTTTGCCTTTCAGGTCTCTAAATGAGACGTCTCAAAAAACGAATGATGAGGAGAGTAAAATGGATCAATTAGCAGCAGTAAATGAAACGCCAGTACATGCTGAGTTAGTATTTGAAGTTAATGGAAAGGCAGTAACAAATAGTTTAACGATTGCTGAGGTGTTTTGTAAAAATCACGCTGACGTACTAAGAGATATTAGAAAACAAATGGAATATGCAGGTTACGAATTTTCACTAAGCAATTTTGCGGAGCGAACTTATGAGAGCAGAGGACGTTATTATCCGAAAATTGATATGACAGAAGAAGCCTTTACATTAGTTGTTATGAGTTACAACACAAGAGAAGCTGTTCAAATGAAGATTAAGTTTATTCAAGAGTTTAAAAGGATGCAAGAATATATTCGCAGCAAACCTAAAGCGATGAACGCAAAAGAAAGTATCCTGGCCAATATGAAAATGACTATTGAGTTAAATGGAGAAGTCGATAGTCTGAAAAAAGATGTAGAGAAAATGAGAAGTGATATAGATAAACGTATCACGCTTGATTATGGACAGCAGCAAGTAATTAGAAACGCTGTAAATAAACGAGTACATAATCTATGGAATGAAAACAAGATAGATAAGGAATTGTACGCTACAACAAGAAAAGTGTACTCCGCTTTATGGAAGAACCTAAAAGATGCTTACCAAGTGAATGCTTATCCTAATATACTTCAAAAGGATTTTGGGGAAGCTCTCAGTTTTATAGAAGGATGGCGCCCGTTATTTAACGGTAGTAAAACCGCTTAGGAGGTAGAAAGATGATTGACTTAAATAGTTTTGCAGATGGGGCCTTATTTGAAAGAGTAAATATTGAATTAAAGAAGGTTTTGGAGAACATTGCAGACCCAAATACCGACCCTAAAAAGGTAAGGAAAATTAATATTACGATTGCAGTAGCAGGTGATCAGCAACGAGATGTACTGAATTGTAAGGTACAAGCTAAAACAACGTTAGTTCCTGCAACAGAAGTTGAATCTAAAATTGTTATGGATTATGACAATGAAGGTAATTTAGTAGGACAAGAACTTGTTTCTGGAGTAATTGGACAAACCTTTTATGATCCAGGTGAAGAAGTAATAAAAAATGATGTAGGCGATAAAGTTGTAGATTTACGTCAACAATCAACTAACTAAAAAAAGAAAAGGGGAAATGAAAAATGATTAAAGCAGCAATTGAATATGTAGTTGGATTGGGAAATACACGTATTGAGGAGATTAATGGACAAAAGTTATCAACACAACCTATGCATGTTATTAAGAAACCGACAGCAAAAACAATCACTGTAAATAATCTTTCTGGTTTAGTTGCCTATATTAAATCGCAGTTTGATGGAGATCATCCATTAATGGTTCATATTGAAAGTCCAACAAGTGTTTCTTGCTTCACGCAAATTAACAATGACTATAATCGTAGTAATTTTATTCAAGTAGAAGCATTATTACCGCGTTTTTCATTTGAAAGATACCATGATGTAGAGAATTTTAATATTAGTTTACAGTCTGCATTTGTACCGAATTCAGATCGTGATTTAATGCTCAAGCTTGTTGGAAATGTCAAGGAAGAGGCTGTAAATACAATTGGTGACGATGGTGTTTCTCAAAGTGTCGTAGCAAAAATGGGCGTTGCTACTGTAGGGAATGTGAAAGTACCTAATCCGGTTTTATTAAAGCCATACAGAACATTTGTTGAAGTTGAACAACCAGAAAGTAATTTTATATTCCGAATGCGTAAAGGTCCAGAATGTGCATTATTTGAAGCGGACGGTGGCGCATGGAAACTAGAAGCAATTGACAACATTAAAGAGTATTTAACTGCTGAATTAGCAGAGGAAATTGAATCTAAAAAGGTATTTATTATTGCGTAATGGACATTGTCTTAGTTGAGAGTACCAATGCCGTGTGTATCTTTGGTTTAGGACTTGGATTACTAGCATTAGCAGCATACAAAGGCGGTAGCTTCATCGAGCGAAAACTCGATGAAGATGACCGTAAACAAGAACGGGAAGTGAATGTAATTGGGAATAAGAGACAGAGTGCTTCCTGAGCATGTACAAAGAGCTGAACTTTTAGAGGGAAAGCTTCGAGAATATATGATGAATCGTAAGTTATTACTTTCTCAATGTGAAAGAGCAATGAATTCTGGTGAGTTTACAGCTGCTCAAGAATTAAAAACACTATGCGACAAACAATCTAGTGAAGCAGTTGCGATTGAATCGGAACTTATGGACCTGTACATGCAAAAGCAGAAGAGTGATCAACAAAATAGAAATAAAGAAAGAAATGAAGTTTTGAAAGTTGCTAAGCATCTAGAAGAAGTTAGTGGAAGTTCGAAGATAGTAGAAGAAATCAAAAAAGTGTATAAAAAATACCCATTTGCGAGATGGGTAGTTAAGAAAGAATTTACATTTGCAATTATAACACATTAGTACACATAAACGCACTAGCGGCCATGCAATAAGTGCATTAAATATAAACGATAAAAAATTAAAGGTTGGGAGTTGAAATTTATGTTCAGTGCGTTGTTTGACAATAGTGAATGGTGCGATATTTGCGGTGATGTAATACCAGAATCCGATGTAACAAATATGCACATTGAGGGATGCGAAAAAACGTTATGCAAAT